ATGACCGATCTGTGGAACCCTACTAATGGGATATATACGGCCACAGCGCCGCTACTACCTGTAATCACGAATTTTCCGAGCTTAGACATAGGAGTATGGAGTAGCGCTCTCATTAGCGCCGGGTTTGGCGCTGGATTTGGTGCTTGGATGGCGGGCCGTATAGCCAGAAATGCGAAACTCAGAGACGAATTACTCAGCGAGCTTAGGGCTATTGACGTCGCATTGACTCTGTCCTTCTCAGCTCTCAATGTGGCAGGGTCGCTTAAAAAGCAATTCATTTCCGCAATTTGTGAAAAGCATAAATCTGACCTAGAACAATTTGAAGCTTACAAAGCAGAAAAAAACAAAAACATTCCCTTTAGTCTAAATATAGAAAATCTAAGAATTCAAAAAATCACACCACCTATCTCTGAGCTACAGTCCCTCATCTTCGGAAGCATGAATGTTTCGCCGAATGGGGTCAGGTCATTGACAGCGCTCGCAGATTCAGTTTCATGCTTGAATAACTTCATTGATGAGTACAATGCCATTCTTGAAAAGTTTAAGAATTCAGAATTACCTGAAGGATTCACCTCGTACCACTTTTACCTCGGCATACCCGTGAAAGGAGTGGTTAACAACGAGTACGGTACCTCAGTCCAAGGAATGGCAGTTTACGTAAATGACATTCTATTCTTCGCACGTAAACTCGCAGACTGCCTCACAACCCAAGGCTTCAACGTTCGCGACCGCTTCAAGAAGTTAACCGGCGAGAAGCGCCTAATTCGCCGACTAGCTGTTATCGATGATGAAGGCAGCCTCATACCTCCCGATAGTGATTACGAAGGCTGGATGAGAGGTTGGGAAGAAGATTCTAACGAGAATGCTATGACGTCCAAATTTTGGCATCGGAAAAAGACTTAATTTCCTCACCTTCTATAAGGCATTCGCTGCTCATTTCGCGAGACATCTCCACACCTAGGCTAGCTTGCGAAGTTTCCAAAGCGCAAAACTTCTTCGCCGATCCAGTGATTGATTTGGGCTAGGCGTGCTTGGATCGGCTCCAACTCATTCACCCCCCAAATCTCCGCCGCCTCCTTAATGGACCCAAACCCCCCAGCATTCTGCGGCACCACCCCCATCAACTGCGGCGGTATCCTCAACGCCGCCAGCAAATCATCCCGACTAATATTCTTGATCGCCCCAAAGTCATCTTTAGCCGCCACCTCACTAATCGGCAACAACTGAATCCCATCCTTCTTCCCATTCGGCGCATACATGAACAGGTTACGGAAATTCCCCGGCCCCTTGGAATTCTTCATCGCATCCCGCAGATCATCGACAAACTGCTCACTGTGCGCAGGGTCAGTCATGTACAAGATAAACCCCGCATGACTGCCATTCTGGTAATACTTACGCCGAAACAGCGTAGCGCTTTCATTCAACAACGCACTCTGTAACGCCGGCAACCATTCCGGCAAACCGTACACTTCCTGGTTGATATCAGCCTCGCGCAAGTGGCAGATGCTGCCAGCCTTGAACACATGTTCATCATTCCAGCCGCGTACCTGGTAGTAAGTCTGCAAGTCGATCCCGCGGCGCATGTACTTCGCCAGGCACGGTTGCAGGCCGAGGGCCTGGCGCAGCATGTTGTCTTTCTTCTCCAGGTACAGGTTGCCGCACCATCCCCAATCCATGACGATCTGCTCGAACGCTTGCCTGCTCAGCAGTCGGTGGGGAATGAAACTGCGCACCAGCATGTTGCGTTTGAAGGTCAGCCCTGATTGCAGATACACGCTGGCGCGGGTGGATCGGGCCAGGCCGTCGAGGTTGACCGGCGGTTCATACCAGCGGCCATTAGACCAACACTCCAGGTAGTCGAGTATTTCCCGGCCATCGAGCACGGGCACCGGTTCGCCAAAGGTAAAGGCCATGGCCTCGCCTGCCCTGCCCTTTGCAGCCAGCTCGCCGTGTTGAATCGGCTTGTCACTATCGCTCATGCATAAATCTCCATAAATCCGGTATTGGCCGTGGTCTGCCCTTCCAACGGCTCGTTGTGCAGGGCGTGAAACAGCGCCCACGCCAGATCGGCGTGGCCGGTGGATTCGGTGCGGCCTGCGGTGTAAGTGAATTGCCGCCCGCCGGCGGTCAGGGTCTTGCGGATCGCCATGAGCGACTGGGCGACGTCGGTCCAGCCGGCGTCGAACTCCAGGCGGCCTTTACTGATGACGTCGACGGCCTTCATCACCAGGCGCGACTTCACCTCTGGGCTGTAGGAAAAGGTCCGCAGCCCAGGAAAGAACTGCCGCACCAACTGCGCCACCGCCGACCCCATCCCCGTGGTGTCGATGCCGATGTAGGTGACCCAGTAGCGCTGCGTGACCTTGCGGATGGTCTCGGCCTGGGCGTTGAAGTCCATGCCGCGGAACTGGTGGCGCTCGAGCACGCGAAACGTGCCCCCCGGCACCAGCGGTGGGGCTACCACCACCAGTCCGGCGCTGTCAGTCGTTTCTGCCGGGTCATAGCCGACCCACACCTGACGGTCGGCAAAGGGTCGGGCGGCGAACGGCTTGTAGTCGCTCCACACCGCCCAGCTGTCGACCATGCATGGCTGCAACATCGCCAGAGGGAAGATGCTCGCGCCGTCGTCGACGAATTCGCACATCAGCAGGTTCTGGAATGCGGCGGCGTCGTATTCGATGCGCAGGTCATCAAGCTCGAACAGGTCGCAGCCCCGCGCCTCTGCGTCGAGAATGGTCACGATCTGCCGCCAGATCCTGTCCTCGCACAACCGGCCCTGTTGCAGCGCTCGGTGGCTCACATCCAGCTTGAGGTGTTTGGCGGTCGGCTTGCCCTTGTTCAGCCGCTCGCCCGTCCACCAGGTATACGCCGGGTGCGCCATGCTGCTGGGGGTCGAGAAATAGGTCTTGCGAAAGCGCTTTTGCAGGGCCATGGCCGAGGCGGCCTTTTCGACTTCTTTGAAGCCGTGGACCCAGAAAAACTCATCGAAGTAGAAATTGCCTGTGCGGCCCTGGGCCGTGCGGAAGTTGGTGCCAAGAAAGTGCAGCTCGGCGTTGTTCCACAGCACGATGGGATCGCCGGTCAGCTTCACGCCCAGCACTTCGTTGAGGAACGCCTGCATGTAGGTCTTGAACTGGTGCGCCTGGGCCTTGCTGGCAGAGAGAAAGATCTGATTGCGCCCGGTGGTGATGGCGTCGATCAGCGCCTCGCGGGCGAAGTAGAACGTTGCGCCGATCTGCCGGCTCTTGAGCAGCATGCGCGTGCGCTGGTTGCCGGCGCGATACCAGTCGAGCTGGTAATCGAAACACTGATCGCGGAAGGCCTCGACCAATGTTTCGATCTGCTGCTCATCCAGCGCGTTGCGCACTGCCGTCTTCTTTGGTGCTTCGTTGCGCCTGGCGATGTTGGGGTTCAGGTCTGTTTCACTGCCGCCGCCCTGGTAGCGCTGAATCCGCGCCTGACGTTCCAGTTGCCGGTGCAGCAGGTCGATTTCCTTGAAGTCGCCGCCGTTCTTGCCGTCCTTGAGGATCAGTTGCACCAGGCGCGCCTCCAACGCCCCGCCGATGCGCTCGACGCTGTCAGCCCGGTCCCAGCCGTCGCGGGCCTTCCAGCTGTGCACGGTCTTTTCCTTCTCGTGCAGGTAGTCGGCGATATCGGTGATGCGCCAGCCGGTCCAGTAAAGGAATTTGGCGTGGCGACGGGCGTCGGTGGCGGGCTGGGCGGTGGTGTTCATGGCGCCGATGCTGCCGGTCGCGGGCGCGAACCCCTATCGCGCCCGCCTGTAGCCCGCTGCCCTACAGCCAGCGCACGTTGCCGGCCAGCGCCCTGCTGCCGACCATGGCCCTCATCGCACGGCACAACGCCACTGCCTCGAGGACACCGCCCATGGCCGGCAAGACCGACACCCCCACCAAGAAACACCGCAGCAAGTTCTTCCGCGTCGCCGTGGAAGGTGCCACCACCGACGGCCGTACTATCGAACGCCAGTGGCTGGTCGATGCGGCGGAAACCTACAGCCCCAACACCTACGCCGCTCGCGTCTGGCTGGAGCACCTGCGCAGCCTGCTCCCCGACGGCCCGTTCAAGGCCTATGGCGATGTCGTGGCGTTGAAAACCGACGAGGTGGAAGTCGCCGGCAAGCGCAAACTGGCGCTGTTTGCCCAGATCGAGCCGACCGCCGAACTGATCCAGCTGAACAAGGCGCGGCAAAAGCTCTACACCAGCATCGAGATCCGCCCGAAGTTCGCCGACACCGGTCGCGCCTATCTCGACGGCATCGCCGTCACCGATACCCCCGCCAGCCTTGGCACGGAAATGCTCACCTTCAGCGCCCAGCACCCCGATGCCAACCCCTTGCAGGCGCGCAAGCAAGACCCCGGCAACCTGTTCAGCGAGGCGGTCGAGGTCGAGCTGGAGTTCGACGAAGTGGGCGACGCCGAAGGCCGCGTCGCCGGCCTGTTCGCACGAGTGCTGGAGGCCTTGGGCAAGCACCGCCACGACAACAGCCAACACGCCTTGCAGTTCACCGAACTGACCGAAGCAATAGAAGCGCTGGCCGAGCACGCCCGCGAACAGTTAACCGCCGCGGCCGTCGAGCAGGCCGAGCGCAGCACCCTCGCGACTCGCCTGCACACCCTGCAAACGCACTTCGACGACCTGGTGCAACGCCTCGGCACCACCCAGGACCGCACCCAGCAAGATCGCCCGCCCGTTTCCGGTGGCAGCGGTCGCGACCTCACCGACTGCTGAACCCCGCGCTCACGACTACCCGGAGACTTCCATGCGTAACGAAACCCGCCTGCTGTACAACGAATACCTGACGCAACTGGCGAAGCTGCACGGCGTGCCAGACGTCACCACCAAATTCGCCGCTGCCCCCGCCGTCGCGCAAAAGCTGGAAAGCCGGATTCAGGAATCCAGCCAGTTCCTCAGCATGATCAACACCTATCCGGTCACCGACCAAATGGGCGAAAAGATCGGCCTGGGCGTCAACGGCAACATCGCCAGCACCACCGACACCGATGCCAAAGCCCGCGAAACTCGCGACCCGACCGGCTTGGATAACCGCGGCTACATCTGTACCCAGACCAACTACGACACCCACCTCAAGTATCCGAAGCTCGATGCCTGGGCCAAATTCCCCAACTTCCAGGCGCGCATCCGTGACGCCATCATCAAGCTGATGGCGCTCAACCGCATCTGCATTGGCTGGAACGGCACCACCCGTGCCGCCACCTCCAACCCGGCGACCCACCCGCTGCTGCAAGACGTCAACGTCGGCTGGCTGGAAAAAATGCGCCAGGAAAACGCAGCCCGGGTGATGTCGGAAGTCGTCGCCGAGAGCGGCAAGATCGCCATTGGCGCCGGCCAGGACTTCGAGAACATCGACGCCCTGGTGTTCGCCATGGTCAGCGAGCTGATCGAGCCGTGGTATCAGGAGGACACCGAACTGGTGGTGATCTGCGGGCGCAAGATCCTTGCCGACAAGTACTTCCCCATCATCAACAGGCCCAACGCCCCCAGCGAAATGCTGGCGGCCGACCTGGTCACCAGCCAGAAACGCATCGGCAACCTGCCCGCCGTCCGCGTGCCGCACTTCCCCGCCCACGGCCTGTTCGTCACCCGTCTCGATAACCTGTCGGTGTACTGGCAGGAAGGCAGCCGCCGGCGCACGGTGGTCGACAACGCGGCGCGCGACCGGGTCGAGAACTTCGAGTCGGTCAACGAGGCTTATGTGATTGAAGACCTCGGCTGCGCGGCGCTGGCGGAAAACATCGAGATCGTTTGAGGAAACCGCCATGACTAACCCCTGCCGACGCCACTACCAGCGCGTCACCGCGGCGCAGGCTGCGGCGGCCATCGCCCCCGAACAGAGTATGGAAGGCGCCACCCAGTACGAGCTGCAGCTCGCCCAGTTGCATCAGGATCGCCAGCGCCTGTCGGGCATCCAGTCGCAGGAAGGCAAAGGCAAACTCAAGGCCGAGCTGCTGCCGGCGTATGAGGCCTATGTCGCCGGCGTCGTCGAGGCCGGCCGCGGTGCCCAGGATGACGTACTGACCACGGTGATGATCTGGCGCTTCGACGCGGGTGACTGGACCGGCGGCCTGGAGTTGGCCGCCTACGTGTTGCACCACGGGCTGCGCATGTCGGACCGCTTCGAGCGCAGCAGCGGTTGCCTGATCGCCGAGGAAATCGCTGAGGCAGCGCTCAAGGCGCAGAAAACCGGCGACAGCTTCCCCCTCGAGCTGTTGACCCTCACCGCCGAACTGACCGACGACCAGGACATGCCCGACCAGGTCCGCGCCAAGCTCAATCTGGCCTTGGGCAAAGCCACCCTCGCCGGCCTGGATGACGCCAACCCTGGCAAGCCCGGACAGATCAAGGCCGGCATCGACCTGCTGCGCCGCGCCATCGAGCTGCATGACAGCTGCGGCGGCAAGAAAGACCTGGAGCGCGCCGAGCGCATGCACAAGAAACATGCCGGCACTGCCGGCTGACCGAGCGTCCCACGCACCCGGCGGCTCGGCAGCGAATGAGGGCACACCCCAGGCCCAACAATGACCTGCCGACCACCGCCGACTTATTCGGAGCACCCGCCATGAGCGCATTCATTGCGAACGGCGCCGTCACCGGCGGCCTGATCGACAGCCATCCGTTCTGGCCGTCGATTGACCTGGACGACGTCAGAACCCGCCTGCGCATTGACTCAAGCGTTACCACGGCGCGCCTGGAAACCGCCGTGGTGGCCGCGCTGATCGAGGTCAACCGCGAGCTGACGGCCTGGCGTCAGGCCCGCCAGGCCGAAGGCTTCGAGCATCTAAATGAGGTGCCCAGCGAGCCACTGAACGGCAAGCCCCGCCAAGTGCACCTGTACCTGCGTGCGGTGCTGTCCTCGGTCGCCGCGCAGATCTGCGAGCGCTATCGCGGTTACGACAGCACCGCCAACGGCGGCAAGCGCGCCGAAGACGACGCGCCCAGCATCGACGATTACCGCCGCGACCAGCGCTGGGCCATCCGCGACTTCCTCGGCAGCTCCCGCACCACGGTCGAGCTGCTGTGATGAACGAGCCGCTGCGCACCCAGCAGCACGACACCGTCGACGCGCTGTGCTGGCGCCATTACGGCCGCACCGCCGGACTGGTCGAGGCTGTTCTGGCCGCCAACCCGGGCCTGGCCGAGCACGGCCCTGTGCTGCCGGCTGGCGTGTTGGTCAGCCTGCCGACGTTGCCGCCTGCGGCGCCAGAGCGGGCGATGGTGAACCTGTGGTCATGACCTCAACCCCCATTCGGTACCAGCGGAATGAAAACGATGCCTGAACGCCCCGACACCTGGGCCTGGCTGGCCGCCTGGCTCGAACAGCACTGGCCGAGCTTGTATTCCGGTTTGCTCGCCGTGGTCATCGCCGCGCTGCGAATCATGTACGGCGGTGGCACCTGGCGCCGCATCGCCATCGAAGCGCCGTTGTGCGGCGCCCTGGCGCTGGCTGCGAGCCATGGTCTGTCGCTGCTGGGCATCGCCACCTCGACCGCACCGTTCTTCGGCGGGGTCATCGGCTTGCTTGGCGTCGAGGGCACCCGCTCGCTGGCTAAACGCTTTTTCAACCACAAGGTAGGTTCCCCATGACCACTACGCTTCGCCACGGCGACCGCTCACAAGCAGTGCACGACCTGCAACGGCTGCTCAACCAGCAGGGGGCCAACCTGACCGTCAACGGCTACTTTGGCGACACCACTGAGGCCGCCGTGCGCGCCTACCAGCTGCGCGTCGGCCTGGTGGCGGACGGCATCGCCGGTGCCAAGACGCTGACCAGCCTGCAAGGCGGTGATTGCACTGCGCTGCTGCGCAACGCCGACCTGCTCGCCGCCGCCGAGCGCTTGGACGTGCCGGCCGCCAGCGTGCAGGCGCTAAATGAGGTGGAGTCCAAGGGCCAAGGTTTTCTGGCCAACGGCAAGCCGACCATCCTCTACGAGCGCCACATCATGTACCGGCGCCTGCAGGCGGCAGCGGCCAACGAGCAAGATCCGGACGCATCACGCCAGCGTGCCGAGCAGCTTGCGCGTGAGCAGCCGGCACTGGTCAACCCCAAGCCCGGTGGCTATGCCGGCGGCACCGCCGAGCATCAGCGCCTGGCCCATGCCCGGCTTATCGATGACACTTGCGCGCTGGAAGCCACATCCTGGGGCGCCTTCCAGATCATGGGCTTTCACTGGCAGCGCCTGGGTTACGTCAGCGTGCAGGCATTCGTCGCGGCCATGCACGCCAGCGAGTCGCAGCAATTCGAGGCCTTCGTGCGCTTCATCGAAACCGATGCCGCCTTGCACAAGGCACTCAAGGCCCGGCAATGGGCCAAGGTCGCCGCGCTGTACAACGGGCCGGATTACCAACGCAACCTGTACGACATCAAGCTGCAACGCGCCTACCAACGACACGCCGACTGCGCCCATGAGGCGGGCGTCGCGTGAACCTGCTGCCGCGCGTCTGGCTCAGCTTGCTGCTGGCGGCGACCGTGCTGGCCGGCTTGTGGGCGGCCAACATGCGCCTGCGCCTCGACAGCGCCAACGCGACGCTGCAACACAGCCAGGCCCAGCTCGAACAGGCGCAGGCCACCACCGAGCGCTACCAACTTAGCCTTGCCCAGCTCAACAAACTGCTGGAGCGCGAGCGCGCCGAGCAGGCCAGCCTGCGTCTGATGCAGCAGCAACTGCGCCAGGGGCTGGCACAACGGCAACGCCAGATCGAGAACCTTCGCCATGAAAACACCGCGCTTCGCACTTGGGCTGCCCAGCCTCTGCCTGACCTTGCTCGCCGGCTGCGCGAGCGCCCCACCCTCAGCAGCGCCGCCGCCTACCATCAGTGGCTGTCCAGCAGTGGTGCCGTGCCAGCTACCAGCGACCCGGCCGACGCGCAACGGTGAACTGCTCGACGATCTGGATCGCATCGAACAGGCCTGGGCCGAATGCGCCGCGCAAATCGATAGCCTTTACCGCCAACAGGTGAACCATGAACAAACCCGATAGCCTGCGTGCGCACTTGCTGGCCGCCGTGCCAGGCCTGGAGCACAACCCCGACCGGCTGCTGCTGTTCATCGACAAGGGCCGGGTGCGCTGTACCGCGGCGAGCAGCCTGTCGTTCGAATACAGCTACGAGCTGCAACTGATTCTGACCGACTTCGCCGGCCACCCTGATAGCGTGATGCTGCCGATCCTCGGCTGGCTGCGCACCCATCAGTCGGAGCTGCTGGTAAACCTCGACAAGTCCAACGACGGCGTGCAGTTCGAGGCCGACATTCTCGACCGCGGCAAGGTCGACCTGAGCCTGACCCTGCCACTGACCGAACGCGTCCTGGTCAAGCGCCAGGCCGACGACAGCTTCGATGTCAGCCATCCCGAAGACCCAGGCTACGCGCCTTATTCCGACTGCGGCCGCATCGAGCTGCATGCCGGCGGGGAATTGCTCGCCGCCTGGCAGCCACCGCCCGCGCCGGACGGCATGGCGCTGGTCACTCCAACGCCGAAGCGTGACCGCCATGGCTGACCTGCAAGCGCTCGAAAACTGGCTTACGCCCTTGTTGCAGCGCCTTGAACCGGCGGCGCGCCGCACGCTTGCCCGCGACCTGGCGCAACAGCTGCGCCGCAGCCAGCAACAACGCATTGGCGCCCAGCGCAACACCGACGGCAGCACCTATGCGCCGCGCAAGCAACCGGCGCTGCGCGATAAACGCGGTCGCGTACGCAACAAGGCCAAGATGTTCAGGAAGCTACGCACGACCACCCACTTGAAGGCACGCGGTGATGCGACCAGCGCCACCGTGGGCTTCGCCGGTCGGGTGGCGAGAATCGCCAAGGTTCACCAGCGAGGCTTGAGAGATCGGCCGCGGCCTGGCTCGCCGGCCGTCAAATACCCGCGGCGAGAATTGCTGGGGCTTACCGAGCGTGATGTGGAAATCATCCGCAACACCTTGCTCGATGCGTTGGCTGTTTAGGGGCCGGGTCTGGTTAGGAATGGGCCAGGCCCTGTGCTAACCTGCGCTCGGTTTGGCCAACTTTGACAACGGTCTGCTAATCTGACTGGCAGGTCCTCAGGTCAAACCTGAGACACAGGAGAATGATCGTGAGCGATAAAAATTTCTGGGAAAAGGTGTTGCAGGCGGTCTGGAAACCTTCCGAAGAGTCGCTTGCCATCGCCAGACAGCTCAATGAAGTCGCTGAGCAAGTGCAGGTCAGTGACCACGGCGCTGTTTCGATTTCCGCTTCCACCGCCTTTCGCGACGCAGAGTTCGTCAAAGCCTGTCAGGCCGCGAAGGCCGCCATCTCCAATTCACACTGAGTAAGGGCCGCCCGGTAGCGCAATGGGTTTTCTTCTCGTCCTCCCCATCCTGATCTGCGGCTTCATCTACTGCAAATACAACTTCTACGACAAAACGCTCATCGCCAAATATGAAGGGCAGTCGCTGTACCTTCATATTGCGATGCGTGGCATCGTGCTCACGTTGCCGTGGGTAGTGGTGATATTCCTGCTGGAGTGGGCCAGCGGTGGATTCTGGGGATTGTCAGACCTGCTGGCCGAACGTGGTTTCGCCAAAGATACCGAGCAGCACATGTTCACCACGCTGATCATGGCGATCGTGTTCGGCCCGCTGTATGCCTATCTAGCCGCAAAGCTGTCTTTCAAGATCACGCGCTATCGTCACGGCCTGAAAACCGACTACCTGACACGCTCGTTCATTCTCAAGACCATGCTGCCCACCAGCACCCACCAGGCGCTGCTGCTCGATTCGCTGTTCAACAAACGCCTGTACCTGTTCAGCATGGAGGACCGCAAGGTCTACATCGGCTGGGTTGAGAACTTCGGCAACCTTCAGGACCACGACTCCAACATCGATGAAGGCTTTTCGATCATTCCGATCTACAGCGGCTTTCGCGACAAAGACCGCCTGACCGTATCGTTCACCACGCCCTACGAAAAAGTGTACGAAGCCATCAAGGCTGAGCAGGCGAACGGCCCTGGTATCGGTAATGGCCTCGAAGACCGCTGCATCGGTAAAGACAGCCGCCCCGATGAAATCGGCAGTCTCTTCACCATCAGCCTTCTGCAAAAACACATCGTCTCGATGACCTTCTTCGACGGCGCGGTGTGGGAGCAATTCAAGAAGAACGAAATCCCCGCCAAGGACGCGACGCCGGCCGTAGACGCGCCTGTAGAGCAGGCTCCGACAGGTCAGTGATGCTGTAAACGGCCGCGGCGCCCGCGATCATCAGCGGCATGACCGAACTCGCAACGCTACACCGCCTTCTGGAAAACCTCATCCGCCTCGGCACCATCGCCGAGGTGCAGCACCGTCCGCCCAGAGTGACGGTCAGCACTGGCGATCTCATTACTACTTGGCTGCCCTGGATCGCCGGCCGTGCTGGCGCCGACCAGGAATGGGACCCGCCCACCGCAGGTGAACAGGTACTGCTGCTCTCCCCCAGCGGCCAGTTGGCTAATGGTTTCGTCATCACCGGCCTGTTCAGCGACGCCTTGCCGGCCAACGGCGAGCGCGCCGGCCTGCACCGGCGCAGCTACGCAGACGGCGCGGTGATTGAGTACGACAGCCTCGCCCATCACCTCAGCGCCGTACTGCCCGAAGGCGGCACCACCCACCTGACCAGCAGCGGCGGCCTGCATATCGTCGGCCCCATCACCCATGTAGGTGACTACACCCAGACCGGCAACCAGACCATCACCGGCCAAGTCAACGTCAGCGACGATGTGGTCGCCGCCGGCATCAGCCTGGTCGAACACCGGCACGGTGAGGTCAAGCAAGGCAATGACCTGAGCGGGGCGCCGCAATGAACCGGCTCGATGGCTCGTCGCTCGACCTGCGCAGCCATATCGCGCAGTCATGCCAGGACATCCTCACCACCCCCATCGGCACGCGACTGGCCCGCCGCGAGTACGGCAGCCTGCTGCCGGAGCTGATCGACCAACCACAGAACGACGCAACCCGCCTGCGCGTCTACGCCGCCACGGTCATGGCGTTGATGCGCTGGGAGCCGCGCATCCGCCTGGCGCACGTGCACCTAAGCACACCGGGGCTGCATGGCGCTGCGCTGCTGGAACTGACCGGTGTACTGGTCGACGACAACCAGCCCCTGAGCCTGCGCGTGGCGCTGAACCTGGGGGGCCGCGCATGAACACCTTCACCCCTATCGACCTCGGCCAGTTGCCCGCGCCGCAGGTGGTCGAGCAGATCGACTTCGAGCAGATCCTCAGCGAGCGCAAGGCCTACGCCATCAGCCTGTGGCCTGCCGACCAGCAGGCCGAGATCGCCCGCCGCCTGGCCTTGGAGTCCGAGCCGATCACCAAGCTGCTGGAAGAAAACGCCTACCGCGAAATGATCTGGCGGCAACGGGTCAACGAGGCGTCGCTGGCCGTGCTGCTCAGCTCGGCACGGGGCAGCGATCTGGACCAGGTTGCGGCCAACTTCAATGTCGCCCGACTGGAGATCCGCCCGGCGCAGGCGGACGCGACCCCACCGGTCATGCGCGTGATGGAAAGCGACGACGCCCTGCGCGAGCGTGCGCAAATGGCCTTCGAAGGCCTGAGCACCGCCGGTCCGCGCAACGCTTACGTGTTCCATGCCCGCGGCGCCGATGGCCAGGTGGCCGATGCCACCGCGCACAGTCCGTCGCCGGCGGTGGCCGTGGTCACCGTACAGTCAGCCCTGGGCGATGGCAGTGCCAGCGCTGAACTGCTGGAGACCGTGCGCCGCTACCTGGACGACGAGAACCGCCGGCCAGTGGCAGACCGACTGCATGTGCAAGGCGCCGAAGTGCTGCCGTATCAGGTCAAGGCGCGGCTGTTCCTGAAAAGCGCCGGGCCGGAAGCGGAGCCAATTTTGGCCGCGGCCAAGCAGCGCTTGCTGGCGTTCGTCCATCAACGGCGCCGGCTGGGCATGCGCGTGGCGACCTCGGCGCTGCATGCCGCCCTGCACGTCGAGGGGGTGCGCCATGTCGCGCTGCAAGACTGGTGCGACATTCAGGCAACCGAGGCGCAGGCGCCGTACTGCACGCACATCGAACTGAGCCTGGCGGGTGAGGCATGAGCCTGCTGCCGGGCAATGCCACGCCCTTGGAGCGCCAGGCCGGGCAAGCCTTGGCCCAGATTCAACGGGTGCCGGTGCCGATTCGCCATTTGCTCGACCCCGCGCGCTGCCCGCTAGCCCTGCTGCCGTACCTGGCCTGGGCCTTCTCCGTCGACCGCTGGGACAGCCGCTGGCCGGAAGCGGCCAAGCGTGCGGCCATCCGCGCATCGTGGTTCATCCATGCGCACAAGGGCACCCTCGGCGCGCTGCGCAGGGTGGTCGAGCCGCTGGGGTATCTGATCGAGGTGGTGGAATGGTTTGAAACCGAGCCGCCCGGCGTGCCCGGCACCTTCGCGCTGAAAATCGGTGTGCTCGACGAAGGCATCACCGAAGCCATGTACCAGGAACTGAGCTGGCTGATCGACGACGCCAAGCCCCTCACCCGCCACCTGACCGGGCTGGCGATCACCCTCTCGACCAACGGCCGCGTGCGCATCGGTGCAGCGCTGTGCGACGGCGATGCGCTCAGCATCTACCCACCCGCACAACGCGACATCGAGGTCGGTGGCGTCATCGCCGGCGGCGGCCGCACCCACTCCATAGACGCTCTGGACATTCACCCATGACCGATCAGACCTCGCAGTTCTTCGCCGTGCTGACCGACCTCGGCGCGGCTAAGTTGGCCCGTGCCAACGCCCTCGGCCTGCCCTGGACGGTAGCGCAGATGGCCGTCGGCGACGCCAACGGCACGCAGCCCCTGCCCGACCCCACACAGACCCGCCTGATCAACGAGCGCCGGCGAGCACCGCTCAATCAGCTCAGCATCGACCCGCGCAATGCCGCGATCATCATCGCCGAGCAGGTCTTGCCCGAAGAAGTCGGCGGGTTCTGGATTCGTGAGCTGGCGTTGTTCGACAGCGAGGGCGACATGGTCGCCGTCGCCAACTGCCCGCCCTCATTCAAGCCGCTGCTGGCGCAAGGCTCCGGGCGCACCCAGGTGTTGCGCATTCATCTGTTAGTAAGCAACACCGCCAATATCGAACTGCGCATCGATCCGGCGGTGGTGCTGGCGACGCGGGACTATGTCGACCAGCGCCTAATCGAGGTGCTGCCCGCCACCCGGCCAGCAGGCAGTTATACCCGCGTCGAGATCGACCGACGCGGCGTGGTCATCGCGGGCAGCAACCCTTCCACGCTGGCCGACTACGGCATTACTGATGCCTATACCCGCAAGCAAACCGATGCTCGCCTGGCGACCAAGGTCGAGGCTGACTGGGTCGATGTCATCGGCCTGGTCAGCAACAACACCAGCATTCCTTACATGCGCGCCAGAACTGGTGAGATGGTGCACCTGGTCACTACCCAGGACCTGCCGCGCAACACCTGCAAACGCGGCACCCCAGGCTGGTGGCGCTGCGCCGATACCGGCCTGCTACGCCAGCGCGTAGCCGTGCACATTGGCGACGTGGCGCTGGCCTGGACCGGGGCTGTGGTCTGGCCCATTGCGTTCCCCAACCATGCCGACTCTGTACTGATCGGCATTGCCTTGAGTGACGACAGCCCTGGCACCCTTTCGGCCTCCTATAGCGACCTGACCAAGACCGGTTGCACGCTGCGTGTGGATGAGTGGGACGTCAACCTGCAGTACGGGCTGACGTTGTTCGTCGTGGTGGAGGGCTACTGAATGGCGATCTACTTCCATACCCAGACAACCGGTTTCTACCTCGATGAAGTGCACGGGCCGCGCATGCTATCGATGCCAGATCCTGCCTGGGAGGCGCCTGCCCTCACCGCCGGCGAAACTGAACCCCACGACAACGACGAGCTGCTCTTGCATGCCACCGCTAACGCTGCACCTGTGGAGCAGATAGAAGTACCCAACCCCGACTGCACGCTTCCGCCGCAACATGAGCTGATTGAGGTGAGTACCGAGCGCTACCAGCAGTTGCTGGAGGCGCAAGCTGCAGGGCTGATGATCGGCGCTGATGCCGACGGCGCGCCGGTTGCCGTGTCACCGCCCCCGGTGCCGCCGCAGGAACTGGAACGGCGCGAACGCCTATGGCGTGATCGCATGCTGGAGGCGACTGACAGCCTGGTCGCACGCCACCGTGATGAACTCGAAGCCGGGGGCGACACCACCTTGAACGCCGAGCACTACGCCGAACTGCAACGCTATCGGCTGGCGCTGCGCGGCTGGCCGGAGCATGAGCAGTTCCCGCAACCCGCAGCCCGCCCCACCGCGCCCCTGTGGCTGTAACCCTTGTGCTGCGGGGCGCTACAACCCCCTGCGGTCGCCCTTTCCCCCGATAGCCGGCAGCCTGTGCAGTGTCCCCCCCACCGCACAGGCACCTCCCATGGCCGACGAATACCACCACGGCGTACGCGTCCTCGAAATCAACGAAGGCGCTCGCCCCATCCGCACCGTGTCAACCGCCGTGGTCGGCATGGTCTGTGTCGCCGACGATGCCGACCCCGACCTCTTCCCGCTCGACACACCCGTGCTGCTGACCAGCCTGCAAAGCGCCTTGGGCAAGGCTGGCGACAGCGGCACCCTGGCGCCGAGCCTGCAAGCCATCGCCGACCAGACCAGCCCGGCCACGGTTGTCGTGCGTGTGGACGGTGGCGACAGCGAAGCCGAGACGGTCAGCAATCTGATCGGCACGACCACCACCGAGGGCAAGTACACCGGCATGAAAGCCCTGCTGGCGGCAAAAACCCGGCTCAAGGTCAGCCCACGGATTCTCGCCGTGCCGGGCCTGGATACCCTGCCGGTGGCCAGCGCTTTGGTCGCCGTGGCCCAGCAACTGCGCGGGTTCGCCTACCTCGGCGCCAGTGGCTGCAACACCAAGGAAGAAGCCGTTGCCTACCGGGAAAACTTCGGCGCCCGCGAAGCCATGCTGATCTGGCCGGACTTCCAGGCCTGGAGCGTGGCCAACAACCGCACTGTCAACGCCCCGGCCACTGCCCAGGCCCTGGGCCTACGCGCCAAGCTCGATCAGCAGGTCGGCTGGCACAAGACCCTGTCCAATATCGCGGTCAACGGCGTCACCGGTATCAGCGCCGATGTGTTCTGGGATCTGCAGAATCCGGCCACCGACGCCAACTACCTCAACGGCAACGAAGTCACCACGCTGATCAACCAGGGCGGCTTCCGCTTCTGGGGCAGCCGCACCTGCGCCGACGACCCTTTGTTCGCCTTCGAAAACTACACCCGTACCGCCCAGGTGCTGGCCGACACCCTGGCCGATGCCCACTTGTGGGCCATCGACAAACCCATGCACCCGTCACTGGTGCGCGACCTGCTCGAAGGCATCAACGCGAAGTTTCGCGACCTGGTCGCCGGCGGCTACCTGCTCGGCGGCAGTGCTTGGTTCGACGACGAGGCCAATGCCGCGACCCAGCTCAAGGCCGGCAAGCTGTTCATTGATTACGACTACACCCCGGTGCCGCCGCTGGAAGACCTCACCCTGCGCCAGCGCATCACCGACCGCTACCTGGTGGACTTCGCCAGCCGCATCAACCGCTAACGGAGACCCACCATGGCCCTGCCGCGCAAACTGAAAAACCTCAACCTGTTCAACGACGGCCACAGCTACCTGGGCGTGTGCAAGAGCTGCACCCTGCCGCCGCTCAGCCGCAAGATGGAGGGCTACCGCGGTGGCGGCATGAACGGCCCGGTCAAGGCTGACCTGGGCATGTCCGACGACGGCATCCAGTTGGTCTGGAAGACCGGCGGCCTGGACCTGATCGTGCTGCGCCAGTTCGGCACCTTGAAGGCCGACGGGGTGATGCTGCGTTTCGGCGGTAGCTACCAGCGCGACGACAGCGGCGAGTACACCGATGTCGAAATCGTCGTGCGCGGCCGTCACGAAACCATCGAAATGGGCGACGCCCAGCCCGGCGAAGACACCGAACACAGCATCACCACCACCTGCACCTACTACAAGCTGACGGTCGACGGCGAGGTGCTGATCGAAATCGACCTGCTCAACTTCATCGAAATCATCGACGGCGAAGACCGTCTGGCCGCCCAGCGCAAAGCGCTCGGCATCTGATCCCACGCCCCGGAGCACTGACCATGTCCACCCCTTCACCAACTGACGAGCTGCAACCCAAGCCGCAACCCCAAGAAGACAACCTGGTCGAGCTGGAAACGCCGGTACGCCGCGGCCAGAGCGAGATCAGCAGCTTCATCCTGCGCCGCCCCAAGGCCGGCGAGCTGCGCGGCCTGCACTTGTCGGAGCTGCTGCAACTGGACGTCGCCAGCCTGATCAAGCTGGTGCCGCGCATCAGCCCGCTCAACGAATTCGAAGTGAGCCAGCTCGACCCGGCGGACTTGGTTGCCGTGGGCATGAAGGTGTCGGGTTTTTTGCTGCAGAAGCAGATGAAGACCGACGCCTCCCTGCTTGCGTAGAAGACGCCATGGCTGACTTGGCGATGGTCTTTCACTGGCGTCCGAGTGACATGGACCCGCTGGCGCTGGGCGAGCTGATCGCCTGGCGCGAACGCGCACGGATCAGGAGCGAGGCCCATGGCCAATGACCTGCGCCTGAGCGTCTTGCTCAGCACCATCGACCGCGCGACGGCGCCGCTGCGGCGAATCAACCAGGGCAGCCAGGACACCGCACGCGGGCTAAAGGCCGCCCGCGAACGTCTGCGCGAACTGAACACCCAGCAACGCGACATCGCCGGCTGGCGTACCCAACTCAATCAGTCCCGGCAAACCGCTCAGGCGCTGCAACAGGCTCAGGAACGGGTGCGCGCCGTCGCCAGGCAAATGGCCGCAGCCGGTGCGCCGATCCAGGCGATGACCCAGCAAATGCGTAACGCCGTGGCCGAGGCGCGGCGGCTGAGTCAGGCCCAGCAGCAGCAAGCGGCGAATTTGCAGCAGACCCGCACACGGCTTCAGGCGGCCGGCATCCAGACCCGCAACCTCGCCAGCCATGAGCGCGACCTGCGCACACAGATGGCTGCGGCCAATGCCTCGATCAACACCCAAAGCCAGCGTCTAAGTCAGCTCGCTGCGCAACAATCCCGTGTCGCCAATGCTCGCGCCAAGCTGGGTAGAGCCCAGCAGCTTGGTGCGGGGATGGCCGCATCCGGTGCCAGCGGCATCGCCACCGGCAGCAGCGCCTTGTACACCGGTGCACGACTGATCAAGCCGGGGTTGGAGTTCGACGCGACCATGAGCAAGGTGCAGGCGCTGGCCCGTCTCGACCAGGGCGATGCTTCCATGCAGGCATTGCGTGCCCAGGCCCGGCAACTGGGCGCCGACACCAGCTTCACCGCCACTGATGCCGCCCAAGGCCAAGGTTTCCTGGCGATGGCGGGCTTCGATCCCAAGGCCATCCAACAGGCCATGCCGGGTATGCTCGACCTCGCCAAAGCCGGTGACAACGGGCTGGGCGAAACCGCCGATATCGCCTCGAACATTCTCACCGGCATGAACCTCGGTGCCGGTGACATGGGCCGACTGGGCGACGTCCTGGTCGGCACCTTCACCCGCTCCAACACCAATCTGCAAATGCTCGGCGAAACCATGAAGTATGTGGCGCCCGTGGCGTCGAGCGTGGGTCAGGACTTGGAGACCGTGGCGGCGATGGCCGGCAAGCTGGGGGATGCGGGCATCCAGGGCAGTATGGGCGGGACCGCATTGCGTTCGATCCTCGGACGCCTCAGCGCGCCGCCGGCAGCCGCGGCCAAAGCCCTCAAGCGTCTGGGCGTAAGCGCCAAGGATGCAAAAGGTAATCTGCGCGATCTGCCGCAGGTCTTACAGGAGATTTATCAGAAGACCCGCCACCTGGGCGACGGCGACCGCGCCGGCGTACTCAAGGCCATAGCCGGCGAAGAAGCGGTGGCGGGTATGCAGGTGCTGGTGGCGCAGGCTGGCCAGGGCAAGTTGCAGGCCTTCATCGAAACGCTGAAACAGACCCGTGGCGAAGCCCAGCGCACCGCCAAGGTCATGGGCGATAACCTTGCCGGCGACCTGAACACGCTCACCAGCAGTTGGCAAAACCTGGGCATCGAGTTGCAAACCCAGCAGAACGGCCCGCTTAGAAGCATCGTGCAAACCGTCACCGGCTTGATCCGTGCGCTCAAGCGCTGGGCGGCCGAGAATCCCCAGCTCGCTGCCGGCCTGGTCAAGGCTGCGGCCGCTGTGGCTGCGCTGGTTACGGTCATGGGCGCGCTGTCGTTGGCGCTCGCCAGTGTCCTTGGCCCGTTCGTGCTGATCCGCTATGGGCTGATGATGCTCGGCATACGCAGCATGGGGCTGCTACCGGTGTTGGGCAAACTGGCTGCCGTCCTGGGCGGCGCGTTGATCACCGCGCTGCGTACGGTGAGCCTCGCGCTGTGGGCGCTGGCAGCCAACCCGGTGGTGCTGACGATCGCGGCCATAACAGCAGTCCTCGCTGGGTTGGCCTACCTGATCTACACCCACTGGGACCTGCTGAAGACGATAACCGCCGAAGGCTGGTCGTGGATGACCCGTGCAGTGGGCACAGCCGTGCAAACCATGGCCGAGGTCATCCTCGCCTTCCACCCTTATGCCCTGCTGTTCCGGGGTTTCAAGGCTGCGTTGGGGTACTTGGCAACGCTGCCGGCCGTATTCAGCGAGTTCGGCGGGATGATCGTCGATGGCCTGGTCGCCGGACTGCTCGGCGGCCTAAACCGGGTCAAGGCGGCCATTGGCGAGCTGGGCAACGGCACCATCGACTGGTTCAAGGACAAGCTGGGCATACACAGCCCGTCACGGGTATTCGCTGAGCTGGGCGGGTTCACCCGTGACGGCTTGGCCATGGGGCTGAACCAGGGTATCGACCTACCGAATGTCACCCGCCCGGGCATCACCATCGATGACCGTCCGCCGATCAGCGCCCGCGCTTCTGCGCGCCTCGACAGCCACGACACCTATCAGATCGCCATCCACCCCACCCCTGGCATGGATGCCCAGGCCATCGCCCGCGCCGTGCGCGCCGAACTGGCCCGCGTGGATCACGAAAAAGCAGCACGCCAGCGCAGCCGCCTGACCGACCTGGAGTAACCGCCATGATGCTCGCCCTGGGCATGTTCGTTTTCAGCCTGCCCACCCTCGCCTACCAGGAACTACAGCGCGAAACCGCCTGGCGCCACGCAGCCAACAATCGAGTGGGCTTGAACCCCGCGTTGCAGTTCCTGGGTCGAGGCGATGACACCATCACCCTCCCTGGTGTGCTACTGCCCGAGCTGGCCGGGGCCGTGCTCAGCCTGGACGCCTTGCGCCAGATGGCCGACACCGGCGCGGCCTGGCCGCTGGTCGAAGGCACCGGGCGCTTGCTGGGGCTGTGGGTCATCGAGGGCATGAGTGACAAGCGCACGCTGTTCTTCCGCGACGGGGCAGCGCGGCGCATCGAATTCAGTCTGAGCTTGCGGCGCGTCGACGACGGCCAGCTCGATGCGCTCGGCTCAGCCCTCGGCACCGGCCTCGATGTACTGCGGGGGCTGCTATGAATCGCTCGAGCATTGGTTATCTGGGCGACCTGCTGCGCGGCGTGACAAAAGACGCCGCTCAGCAGATCCCGGCGTTCCGGCTGAGCGTGGACGGCATCGATATAGCGGCGAAGATCAGCCAGCGCCTGCTGAGCCTGGAGCTGACCGACAACCGCGGCCTGGAAGCGGACCAACTGAGCCTGTCCCTCAGCGACCACGACGGCCTGCTGGCGGTGCCGCCACGTGGCGCCGTCATCCGGCTGTGGCTGGGCTGGAGTGACACGGGCCTGGTCGACAAGGGCAGCTACACCGTGGACGAAACCGAACATAGCGGCGCACCGGACATCCTGAGCATCCGCGCCCGCTCGGCAGACCTGCGCCAGGGCCTCAAGCGCAAACGCGAGCGCAGTTGGAGCCAGCGCACCTTGGGTCATGTGCTCGAGGACATTGCTGCGGCGCACGGCCTACAGCCAAGCGTCACGCCGGCGCTGGCTGCCCTTGCCATCACGCAGCTCGATCAAGCCAACGAGTCGGACGCCAACCTGCTGACACGCCTGGGCGAAGACTTCGACGCCGTGGTCACGGTCAAGGCGGGGCGGCTGATCTGCATGCCGACCGGTGCCGGGCAGACCGCGGGTGGGCTTGACCTGCCGCACATCACGCTCAAGCGCAGCGACGGCGATCAACACCGCTTCCTTGCGGCCGACCGCGACAGCTACGACGGCGTGCGCGCCTACTACTACGACGTCAACCGGGCCAGGAAACAGCAGGCCATCGCCGGCGGGGGTGACAACCTCAAAGACCTGCGGCACACCTACAGCGATCAGCCGTCGGCGCTGCGCGCAGCGCGCTCGGAACTGAACCGACTGCAACGCGGTAGCGCCACCCTCAGCTATACCCTGGCCCGCGGTCGTCCTGAACTGATCCCCGAGCTGACCTACACCCTGCAAGGCATCAAGGCGCCGATCGACGAAATCGTCTGGCACGGTGGCAATGTCCGTCACAGCCTCAACGCCGACACCGGCTACACCGTCAGCCTGGAGCTTGAGAGCAAGTTGCCGCTGGATACCGTGGATGCGTTGCTGGAATACGACGGGCGACGGGCTTACACCGGGGTGCTGGCCTTCTACCGGAATGCGGCCAGCGGGCGTGAGCAATCGGTCACGGTGGCCGACCAAGCCTATCCGAAGCGTCTGAGGCGGGTGTATGTGAATGAGCACAACGCCCGTCGTGCCGCCGAACGGGAATGGCAGCGCTTACAGGACGATGACGCGGGTAACTGAGGTCTGGCTGAAGGCCCAGTGCTTGACCGGGCCGAGAAGGCGTTACTCTCTGACGTTGCGCAGGGCAATCAGGATTCTCAACACGTCGCTTTTCTGCTGTCGAGACAGTTCCCGAAACAGCCTAAGCACGTCACGTTCACGTTTGTTGAGTTTTCGCACAAACCATACTCCGATTGGTCATTACCCGGCGTCCGCTTACTGGACACCATCGAGATCGCATCGGGGTGCTGGTTTGGCCTGCCTATTCCAGTGACGCAGGCCCTTTGAACTGGGGCAGTTGCAGGTACTGGCCGTTACTGCTCCAGCCTTGCAAATCACCGTTGGCAAGCAACAGGTAGAACTCGCCGTTCTCATCATCAGGTTTTTGCAGGCGCATCCGCCCACCTGCAAGCCGCTTACCCAGGTAGTGCTCGGTTTGCCGGCTGCCGTCAGAGTAGATTTCATCCAGTTTGTAGGCATCGCCGTGGCTGTAAAGCACCATCAGCCGCCCCAGGACGCCGTCATGCATCCAACTGCCGACCATGCTCGGATAGCGACTCAGGTCAGTGGCAGCGAGCTTTTGGTAGGCCTGTGCGTCGAGGCCGATGATGGAGGCTTCGTACTCTGGCTGAAACCTCGCGTTCGCCCAGAAGGTGTCAGCTGTCTGGCCTTCGACGCGCAAACCGATGAACGTGTGGGGCAGCTTGGTGGTGTAATCGTCGCGAATGGCATACGCGACGCGTTCAAGTTCGGCGGCGGACAGGCGCCGGGGCAGCAGTACTTCGACCTTGCGCAAGACGGCGCCGCCGGAGCGGTAGTCGTCCTGGGTAATCGTGTAAGTGGCGGGGGTTTGCTCTGCCGCTACATGAGGTTTGGCGTGCTCAACCTCGATGCCCGGTGTGATTTCCTTTGTTTGTGCAAAGTCTTCAGGATCACCAGGATCTTTCGGGCCAAAGGTGATGGCGGCGGCCACCATGATCGTTAGCCCAACGAACACCCCAGCAAAGAGTCCCGCGAAGTGTCTCGTGATGCCCCCTGTGCCTCGCTGGCGCAATGTTCTCGCCGTTAGCCACCAGACAACCACCACGGCAACAGGCACCAGGAGCAGTACTAAAACGTCCATTCAATCGTCCTCGACAAATCACTGACCACTGTGGTCAGTGCGCCGCATCCGTGCGTCCCCTCGCTCAACCAGAAGAGCGAGGCTCAATCCAACCTGGAGTTCACTCGCGAGATCGTGCGAAGGCCTTGGCTGTACGCAGCAAAATGGTTTGATCGGACTTGTCGATTCCAGGCAGCAGCTCAATCAGCGAGCGGGCCTCATCAGTCATGTCAGCAGCAGGTGAACAACGCTCCCCCGTGACCACGTACAGAATGTCCACGCCATGCAGCGCCAGAGCAGCCAGGTACGCAGCGTCTGGGCTGCGCTCACCTTTCTCGTAATTGAATTGAGACGTCTTGGTCACGCCAGCAATGGCGGCGAAATCTGCCTGATTGAGGCCGAGCCGGACGCGTTCTTCCCTCAGCCTTTCACCGATATTCAACAAAACGACCCCTATACGAGTTGACTATTCAACATTCGTTGAATAATCTGACCCTGTCTTCACACGAAATCACACGAAACGGAACTATGCCCAACACCTATCCCAGCGAGCAAGCCTGTGCGCAGGCGCGAAAGCGCCTCGCCAGTCAGGGTTTGTCGGCCAGACAGTGGGCCGTGATGAATGGCCTGACACCGTCAACGGTGTACGCCGTGCTCAACCGCCAGAAGAAATGTTTGAGAGGGGCGTCCCATCGTGCGGCTGTTCTGCTCGGGATCAAACCCGACGACGCCACACGATAAGTGCCATGCCCCACGGAGAAAACCAGAACATGAAACGTCCCGTTCTAGAGTCCCTTCGCCAGGTTGTCAGCGCCGTCGTCTGTGCGTTTCCAGGTGGCCGCGAATGTGCCGCTGCGCGGCTCGGTTACCCACTCAAGCGCTTCGACAACCATGTCTACGAGAACGCCGGCAGCCGTCCACTCAGCCCCGACCAGATCCAGCAGTTGGAGCAGGATGCCGGCACCACCTTCCTGCCTGAATACATCGCTCACCTTTACGGCGGCATGTTCGTACCGCTGGCCAAGCCGCAGGAGCTGGACAACGTCGACCTGTACAGCCGCGCCTTGAGGGCTGCGGCCAAGCGCGGGGTGGTCGATCAGATCATTGCCAAGGCCCTGGAAGACGGCGTCATCGAGGACGCCGAGGCGCAGGTCATCATGGCCGCGCACACCCGCTACCTGTCGGCCCGGCAGGCCGAGCTGCTGGCAACCATCCAACTCTACCGCCGGGGTGGCCTGCAATGAGCACCTACAAACTGGTGTGCCCGCATTGCTGCAGCCGCCTGCGCATTCGCACCAGCGAAGGCACGCACATTTTTCTGCGTATCGCCTACCTGCAATGCCTCAACGAGGCCTGCGGCTGGTGCGTGCGGGCGCAATTCGAAATGACCCACGAAATGAGCCCCAGCGGCATGCCCAACCCGAACGTGCATTTGCCCATGGCACCGATCGCCATGCGCCGTGAAGCGATGCGCGCCGCTGACGATCAACCTGACCTGCTCGACGTGCTGGACACAGAGGTACTCTCCGCATGAACACCACGACGCTGATTCACAACCCTGTCCATGACTATCGCGACGCTATGCACCAAGCAGCTTTCGCCTACCTGCTGCGCCGGCGCGATCAGTTTCTGAGCGGCGATGCCCAGGTGCTGGAGTGCTGCAAGCAATACCTGGCCGACTCGTTGGAGGTGCCCGCGCACCTGGTGCAACGCCTTGCCGAACGGGCAGTAGCCGAATTTGAGCGTGCGACCACGCAGTGCGTGGTGCTGGTCGAGGTCAACCCGACCAGCCAGATCGGTAACCCGCACTTTCTGTTGCTCGACACGCTGACCCAGCAACGCCGATCAGTCCCGGCAAATGCCCTGCCGCCCAACCTGCTCCAGCGCCACGCCCTTAGCGATTAATCCTCTTTATCTGTAGCCCGATTACTCCGCTCTGCGTGGGTAAGGGTGAACTGCACTCCATCGGTGGCAGACATGAACACAATCCCCCTGACTCAGGACATGGAGTCGATCCAGTGAAAAGCATGGATCACGCCCTGCGCGTCGAAGTCTTGCAGCGCCTCACGTTGCAATACGGCCTCAAACCCATATCGGGCACGCAGTACATGCGCAAGGGCAAATGCCCGAACTGCGGTAAGTCCGAGCTGTACACGCGTCACGACACGCCGTGGTTCATCAAGTGCGGGCGGCAGAGCAAATGCGGCGAGCAGTGGCATGTCAAAGAGCTGTTCGATGACCTGTTCGACGACTACAGCAAGCGCTATCCGGCCTCGCACGCTGAACCCCATGCCTCGGGCGACGCCTACCTGCGCAACGCCCGCGGCTTCGACCTGGCGCTGATCGGCGGCTGGTACACGCAAGACAACTACTGGGATTCAAAGCTGGGAATCGGCAGCGCCACAGTGCGCTTTGCCCTGGAGCACGGTGGCTACTGGGAACGCCTGATCGACAAGCCGCACCGCTTCGGCAAGAAGAAGGCGCGTTTCGCCCCGGGGCAATCTCCGCGGGGTTACTGGTGGTGCCCGCCGAGCGTCGACCTGCTGGAAAGCAGCGAGCTTTGGATTGTCGAGGGCATATTCGACGCCATTGCCTTGCTGCATCACGGTATCGATGCCGTATCGGCCATGAGTTCAGGGGCGTTCCCATTCGAATCGCTCAAGGCGCTGGCCAAGCTCAGGGCTGATCAAGGGCGCAAGCTGCCGCGCCTGGTCTGGGCGCTGGACAATGAGCCGGGCGCGCACCGTTTCACCCGCAAGCACGCGGCTCTGGCGCGGGACCTGGGCTACAGCTGCCAGGCCGCGCAGATTCCCCAGCGCGGGCGCAAGGTGGACTGGAACGATCTGCACCAGCGCTGGAACTTCATCGACGCCACAGAGCGGCAGCAGCGCATCGATGACGACCTGCGCGAGGCGCGCTATCACGGCAGCCTATTGCTGGCCGACAGCGCCGCCGAGAAAGGCGTGCTGATGTACGACTGGCGCGAGCGTCAGGAATTTCACTTCACCTTCGAGAGCCGCCTGTACTGGTTCAAGATGGACGTCGAGAAGTTCAACAAGGCCCAGCAGCAACTGGACGAGTCGGAGCGTCAGGAAGACCTGGTGCTGACTGATCGCCAGCGCCGCGACAAGGCCTTGCGCCAGTGCGGCGCGGTCATCGAGATCGCCAACTGCAATCCGCAGGCGCTGTACTTCCAACGCAATGAAGTCACCGACGAGTCCTGGTACTACTTTCGCGTCGACTTCCCCCACGACGAGCCGAGCGTGCTGAACACCTTCACTGGCGGCCAGGTGGCGGCGGCCAGCGAGTTCAAGAAGCGCCTGCTGAGCATGGCTGCAGGCGCGGTGTTCACTGGCAGCGGCTCGCAGCTCGACCGCATCATGCAGCAGCAGTTGTTCGGCCTGAAAACGGTCAAGACTATCGATTATGTCGGCTACAGCAAGGAGCATGCTTGCTACGTGTTCGGCGACCTGGCCGTGCGCGGCGGGGTGCTGGAGCAGGTCAACGCCGAGGACTATTTCGAGTTCAAGGGGCTGCGGCTCAAGACCTTGCAGAAGTCCATCCGCCTGGAGATCAACCGCGACGCTGGCGAGTATCGGGCGCAATGGTTCGACTGGCTGTGGACGTGCTTTGGCACTCAGGGGGTGATTGCCTTGGCGTTCTGGTTCGGCTCGCTGTTTGCCGAGCAGATTCGGGCGCAGTTTCAGTCGTTCCCGTTCCTTGAGGTGACCGGCGAGGCCGGCGCCGGCAAGTCGACGCTGCTGATGTTCCTGTGGAAGCTGCTCGGCCGCCAGGATGAAGAGGGCGACGACCCGGTGAAGATGACCAAGGCCGGCTTGCGCCGCTGGCTGAGCCAGACCTCGGGCATGCCGGTGGTGATGCTCGAAGCCGACCGCAGCGATGCCGATAGCGGTGCGGTCAAATCGTTCGACTTTGACCAGTTCAAGCCACTGTTCAATGGCCGTGGCCTGGGCCTGACCGGGGTCAAGAACGGCGGCAACGACACCAACGCCCCACCTTTCCGCTCGACCCTGGTGTTCAGCCAGAACGCCTCGGTGGTGGCCTCGGAGGCGATTCTCACGCGCATCGTCAAACTGCACTTCGTGCGGCCGGAGGTGACCAGCGAGAGCCGCGCCGCGGCCGACAACCTCAACCATCTGCAAGCCAGTGACGTCAGCCACTTCCTGCTGCTGGCAGCCAAGGCCGAGCAGCAGGTCATGGAGACATTTCGCGCACGGGTAAAGGTGCATGAGCAGGCGCTGCGTGAACTGCGAGAGATACGCGTCGAACGCATCATCAAAAACCACGCGCAGTTGATGGCGCTGGTCGATGCCCTACGCCTGGTGGTGCCGATGGCTGACGCCCAGCACGACGCAATCCTGCGCGAGCTGCGGGGCATGGCGCTGGCCCGGCAGCATGCGGTGAATGCCGATCCCAAGGAGGTCGCCGAATTCTGGGAGGTGTTCGACTACCTCCAGTCGCTGAGCGATGAACCGGTGGTGGACCACAGCAAGAAAGCCGAAGTCATCGCCGTGAACCTCAACGAGTTCTGCGAGCGCGCCGCCGAACACAAACAGAAGCTGGCCGACGCCGGAACCCTGCGCAGTCTGCTGCGCAATAGCAAGTCGCGGCCGTTCATCGATGCCAATCGCGCAGTGGATAGCGCGGTGCGGGCGGCGTTCAACCAGCGTGCGCCCGGGGCAGCGCGGCGGCCGACGACGGTCAAGTGCTGGACGTTCAGGGCAGACTGAGCGGCCTGGGGGCTTTTTCCGTCTCGAAAACAAGAAATTACAGCGGTGCTTTCTAGACCTGGAACACAGCCGAGCGCCGGCAACCGCCACTACGCTTGGCCGTTTTTCTGTCTGGGAATCCCGAAATGGCTGATGGCATTGAAGTGCGCGGCAAGCGCGTCCGCGTGTATTTCCAGTACCAAGGCGAACTGTGTCGGGAAACCCTGCCCGGGATCGCCACTCCAGCCCACCTGGCGCATGCCGAGCGGCTGGTGGGCACGATCAAGTACGAGATCGAGGCTGGCACGTTCGAGTACGCCCGGCACTTCCCCAACTCGCCTCGGGTCAAGACCAACACCCTGGGTCACTACATTGACCTTTGGTTAGAGATCAAACGCAACCAGTTGGCTACCAGCGGCTTTGCCATGTACCGCAGCCGCGCCGAGAAGCACATCCGCCCGCGCTGGGGCGCTCTGCAAGCTGATCGCATCGATCACCTGGACGTGCAGCACTGGGTGCAATCGGTGCTGATGCCCGAGCTGCACAATAAAACGGTGCGGGAAATCGTCAGCCACTTGCGGCAGATCTTCCGCCTGTACCGCACCCGTAACCGCTCGGCGTTCGATCCTACCGACGGGATTACCATTTCACTGCCCGATGCGGACGATCCCGACCCGTTCACCCGCGAAGAAATCAACGCCATCCTCACTCAGCCCACCGAACGACTACAGGAGATCAACCTGGCGCAGTACATGATCTGGTCCGGCCCGCGGGTCAGCGAGGCGATTGCCCTGGCCTGGGAGGATGTCGACCTGGTCGCGGGCACGGTGGAGATTCGTCGAGCGCGGGTGGCGGGACAGTACAAGGTCACCAAGACCCGTCGCTCGACCCGCAAGGTAAAACTGCTCGCCCCTGCCCTGCGCGCATTGCAGGCGCAGGAACGCTTCACTCGCCACCTGCCCGCCGAACGCATCGAGGTGCTGGACCGCGATAACCGCACCCTACGCCAACAACGCGTGCGCTTCGTCTTCCACAATAGCGCCACTGACGCACCGTACCGCTCTTCGGACGTGTTACGTCACGGCTGGTGGATCGGCCACCTGCAAAACGCCGGCGTCCGCCAACGCGGCCCCAATACCTGCCGCCACACCTTCGCCAGCCAAATGCTCAGCAGCGGCCTGGCCACCCCCGAATGGATCGCAGACCAGATGGGACACACCTCCACTGCCATGATCTTCCGGCACTACGCGAAGTGGATCGGAGAGGACGGGCCGGATGTGGTGGGGGCGTTGAATCGAGGGCTGGGGTTGAGCTGAAACCATAAAAAAAGGGGCCATGAAGGCCCCTTCTTTTTGCCCGCGATTCCCTGTTGTTTCCCAGAACGTTCCCTTTTTAGTGAGGGAGCCGGGAAAAAGCTAATGGAATCAGGCAGTTATGTGGCGGAAGCGTAGAGATTCGAACTCTAGGATAGTTGCCCATCGACGGTTTTCAAGACCGTTGCCTTAAACCACTCGGCCACGCTTCCAGCTGTTTTGCGGGCGCCATCATACCGTAACGAAACACGCTGTCAAACTCTCTATGTCGCCCCCGAGAGCGGCTCTGGTATGCTCGTGCGACTATTTGTTACAAACCCCTCAGTTGTGAACCACAGGAGTTGCGCCATGCGCGAACAGGATTACGCCGTACACGGCCAGCAGATCGAGCAGCAGGAGGTCAGCAAAGTCCTGCGTAACACCTACAGCCTGCTGGCGCTCACCCTCGCCTTCAGCGGCATCATGGCCTTCGTGGCCCAACAGATGCGTGTCGGCTACCCGAACGTTTTCGTGGTGCTCATCGGCTTCTATGGCTTGTTCTTCCTCACCGCCAAGCTGCGCGACTCGGTCTGGGGTCTGGTGTCGACCTTCGCCCTCACCGGTTTCATGGGCTTTATCCTCGGCCCGATCCTCAACCGTTACCTGGGCATGTCCGGTGGCGCCGAAGTGGTCAGCTCGGCCTTCGCCATGACGGCGCTGGTGTTCGGCGGTCTGTCCGCCTATGTGCTCATCAGCCGCAAGGACATGAGCTTCCTCAGCGGCTTCATTACCGCCGGCTTCTTCGTCCTGCTGGGCGCCGTGGTTGCCAGCTTCTTCTTTCAGATCAGCGGCCTGCAGTTGGCTATCAGCGCTGGCTTCGTGCTGTTCTCGTCGGTCTGTATCCTGTTCCAGACCAGCGCGATCATCCATGGTGGTGAACGTAACTACATCATGGCCACGATCAGCCTCTACGTGTCGATCTACAACCTGTTCGTGAGCCTGCTGCAGCTGTTCGGTCTGATGGGCCGTGACGACTAA